CAGCCATTTTAGCTTGAGATGTTCCATGAGCTATTACAACAGTTGTGTTGTCTGTGTAAGAAGCTAACTTAAGTCCTGTAGCTGCAGATGGTTTTACAACTCTTACTCTAGCTATGACTTGATTAGCATTTCCACTACTACCAGAAACAACTTCTTTAATTTGACAAACTGCGTAATCGCTAGTTCCAACTGCGGTAGCTGATGCTTTTAAAGGTATTTTAACCAATTGGTCTTTCATGAAAAACAATGGTTCTGTTCCTGCTCCACCAATTTGAGTCGCTCCAGCTCCGATTGTATTTCCTATATTTCCTGCAGAAAGATAGTCAGTACCCATACGAACACATATTTGTGCTCCAACTGTGTTAAGATTTCCGACAGCAGAAGTTGCAGTCATTGACAATGCAGCAGAAGCTACAGCGTCTGTGGCAAATCCAGTTACATATGCATATCGTTTATGAAAAGATGGTCTACGTTCGGTAAATTTGAATTGTGGGTCATCCGTAGGCTGCTTTGACATTTTTGACAAAATCCTAAAGAAAGGGGTTTGGTCAATAGCCAATTCAGACACACGGTCACCAAAATTAAACTTCCGTCTGAGAAGACCAGTATCTAATGTTGTACCTGTTGAGCCAGGAGAGTTCGTATCAGCAGTATTAAAACCACTAACTTGGACTCCACCGGGAGGTACGGTTGAATAATCTGACATGATTACTCCTTTATTTTACTGTGTTAACTAAATATGTTAACTATGAAACAGAAAATAAATCCATTTCATCTGTGTTAACATCTACATTCATGAGTTTGTCAAACACAGCATCTTCCTTGCTTTGAGTTCCAGAAGCAGACGCATCTCCAGTAGCACCTAAGCTTTTTGGTTTTAGTCTTACATTCTTCATTTGGCTAAGTAATTCTTCTTTTGTGGCTGTAGCAACATTTTCGTTTACGTTTTTCCTAGTTTTTAAGTAAAGAATATCATCTAAAGATAACTTATGTTCTTTAGCGTAATTCATAAATTCTTGATAATCATTATCACCAAGACTATGTTTTTGTCTAAAGGCACTTGCTTCTTTTAATTTCCGATTTTCTTCAACTTGTTGTCCTTGAAACTGCCCAAGTCTTTTTTGAATCATACCATCAACGGTGCGATTTAAAACTTTTGCAGAAGAACTTTTAGGGTCTTTTATTGCTTCATCACCATCAAAAATAAAGTCTTCATCTAAGCCCAACTCTTCAGTCATGGATTCTGGTGCTTGACCGCCGCCCTCAAAATAAGTTCTCACATGAGTAATTAAATTGGGGTCGCTTTTCATAGCGTCAAGAAGAGGTAAGTAAGGTTCTAATTCACCTAAACGAGAGTTAAGTCGCCTAGCTTCCTTGCTTGAATCTGTATACCTTTTCTCGTAGTTGTGTTTTTCTTCACCAGAGTCCACTGCTTTCTCAGCGACGGGAGTTGTCTGATTGGGTTGAGGTAACGCTTCCTCGGATAATGGCGTTTCCATTTGTGCAGAATTTACAGAATTATCTAGTTCTTCAAAAAAACTATCATCTGCTTCTGCGGGTGCAAAAACATCAGAGCTTTCATCAAAGACATTATTTGAAGCTTCTTGCAAAGCCTCGTCTTTAGAAAGGTTGTCTGTGTTATCATTAGCCATAATATTGTCCTCCAAATTAGATTAGTTTTATGTTATTTGTCAATTGCTATTCGTCTTTATTTACAATTTGATTTTTTGCACTGCGTAGTCCAGCTCTGTACTCTCTTTCAGCAGTTTTCTTCTTAGAATCTAAATCACGTTTAGCAAATGATATTTCTTTTTCCATGGTTTTTCTTAAATCATTTTGCATTGACTTAGAATCTACTTTATCCTTGTAAATTTCTTTATCAGCTTCTCTTATCTGGTCTTTGATACCTGCTTGGATAATTTGTCTTTCCAATGTTTCATTTGTATCTGTCATGTCTTTCATTTCTTCTTCCATAGAGTCTATTTGAGACTTCATTTGTGAGTATACTGATTTACGTTTAATTATTTGTTGTTTCTGATGTCAGTTTCAGATAACATAGCTATATCATCTATCAATCCAGCTTGATACCATCTAAAATATTCTTCCATTAATGCCCATCTATTTACTGGAAGAGTAGAACCTCCAACAATTCTTACGTCAAATCTAGCAGACGCATAATCATTAAATTTATCAATTGTGTTTCCAAAATCACTATAGATAGGAACATTGATTTCAACTCTTTTAGATTCAGAAGTATCAGGTTGAACAATTCTAAATACTTTATTAGCTTTATAAGTTTGCTGTGCAATATCTTTAAAGACCTTACCTAAATGTTCAAGTCCTGGCTCTACAGTAGATTGCATCCAAGCTTTAATTCTTCTAGTCCCATGTTCATCAACTGCTAACATACCTCTATAAGTTTCATGAGATGCTCCCGCTGCTCCTTGCATACTTGAATAAACACCAGACATATATTCTAAATCTTGTTTTCCTTCAGTAACAATACCAAAAAATGCATTATTTAAAGGAGCCGGTTGTATAGGACTAGGAGCTTCAAACCCTTGTCTGTATTTTAACAATGCACCTGGAGATGATGAATATTGTTCCCATTCTTCTTCAGGTACGGAGCCTTCTTGATACATCCATCTAAGGTTAGATGCTAAGTTTGCATTATGTATCATTAACTGATGAGCTTTATTAATTTCTTGTTGTTTACCAACTAAAGGACTTACTGCACTTACAGGATAAGGAGTCCCTACCCATTGATAACAAATTGGAACTATTGGATATTCAGATGAAGGAAGAAGATAATCATACAAAACAGTATCATTACCTAAAGTACAAGTAAGCTTAACTCTAGTATCATAAAATTTTACAGAATCAATAACTTGTTTTCTAAACGCTGGAGCTTCTAACATAGTATTATATTCTTCTTCAGTAATAACTATGTTGGCTACTTTAGTTTTTTCTTGCTGTAGAATAGAAGTTAACTCTTGTTGTTTAGCTTCAAGAGCTTCTTCGTTCTGCATAGAAATCTTTTCTTTTTCAAGATTTGCTCTTTCTTCAAGCATTTCACCAGATTCAACTTGTTCTTGGAGAGATTTTATTTGTTCTTTAAATGCAACTTCAAGTTCTTTAACAAACATTTCCATTTGTTTTTCAACTTCTTGTTGAATTTGTTTCATCATTTCTTCGTCTGGAGGAACTTTGTAATTTAAATTAATAAAAGCTATTTTAATTTTTTCATAAGTTTCATAATAGTCTAATAAATTATCTCTACTTCCATCCATTTCATAAGACTCATCTCCAATGTCTTCTGGGATAACATTGTCAGAAAACGAACTATTCCTTTGAGAGTAGTAATCTGAACTTACTTCTGGGCTACCAGTAGCTTTTGCAATTTTTTTAACGTGTTCTGGGAATAATAATTTTAATTGTTTTTTAGGAAGTATCTTTCTTATTTGAATATACCCTGCATCTCTAAAAAGAAAATCTCTACTCATTGGGTCTACATAAACATCATAAGGGTCAAGTCTTTTAAATAGAACTTCTCCCATACCTCTATCTGCATCTGGGTCTATATCTATTAAGAAATAGCCAACTCCTTTTACTAAAGAGTCTTGTATAACGTGAGAAAACACACTTCTTCCATTAGATTGATACCAACAGTAATCTGCTAAATCAGCATGAATAGCTGCTATGTTTGTATCGCTTCCGTCACTTCCAACTGCTTGCCATCTAGGATTATTAGCTGTAACAAAATATTTCATCATTTCTATTACTGGAGTTATTCTATTAATAACAAAACTAGGCATTCCTGATTCTTGTAATGCTTTTTGTTCTTCTCCAGTTAATTGGTCGTTAAGATAAAAATCTTCACATTTCTGAGATACTGAACGCCATTTTTTACGCCAACTTCCATTAGCAGCTTTAAATAATTGAAAATAATTCTCAGCTATTTTTTTATTACTTCTTCTTGCCATAGCTACTTTTTTTCATTTTTTTATTTACAACTTTTTTAGTTTTTTTAGGTCTTCCAACTTGTTTTCCGTATGTTCCTTTTCCGTATGGCATATTTTTTCCTATGTTAAGTATTTTCTATACGCTTCAATAAAATGCTCTGGATTCCCAGAACCGCCTTCTGTATTATAATATTCTTTCCAATATTCAGCTTGCCCCTCTGCTCCACTTGGCATAGGCTTTGGTACTCTCCAGTATTTTAATCTACAATGGATAATCCCAGCTGCTATATTTTTTTCAAGTATTTCTTCCCAAACTTTTTTGTCAAAATTTTGCCAATATTTAACATCTACTAAACTAACTTTTGCACATTTTTTCATAAGTTTACTTCTATGAATTAAATAGTTAGCAAGGTTATCTACAGCGGTCTCTGCTTCTACTTGCCAGAACGAACGAGCAGGTCCGTCTCCCATTTGTTTAATATATTCATATCTTGATTCTACAATCCCTGTAGCGAGAACAAGTTTTATAGAATCTTTAGATGCAAACTTTTCTCCCATACCAAGACAAACATCACCAATAAGTGATTCTATCTGATTTATATTAATCATTAATTTATTTCTTTCTAAACTTTTTTAACATTAACTTTGGATGTTTTTTAGCAAATCCAGCTGCGTCTACAAATCCTTGCCATACTGATTTACTTTTTCCTCCAAAAGAAGGAGAGCCTGAAGCTTCCTTATTCTCTAGTGATTGATTGTCTGGTTTTCCTGTAAAATCGCCTCTTGTACTCATTTAGGTATCATCTCCAAATCTTTCATTATGTTAGAAGTTTCTTCGTTAGCGTTAAAACCTTGCATTTGTTCTTTAAGATTTAATGTGTCTTTATCAATTGTAAATTCATTTTCTCTATGATACAACAATTCCCTAACAGCTCTTAAAGCTTCTTGTGTATCTTGCGTTCTACTATAAACTGTGTCGTAATGGTCTATAAAACGATTCATTCTATTTATACTTCTTTGACCAAATTCTCCATCAGTAGGGATTTCAGGTAAGTCATCAAATCCAGATTCTTTAAAATGATTGTTTAATTTTTTTTGTAAAATTTTAACTGATTTAGAATCGTTACCATCAAGATTATATATAAACCATCTTAAAGAATTAGCGTCTTGGACTTCTTCTTCTTTTAAATTCCCACCATATTTTCCACCTTTTTCATAAGACATTTCCATTTTATCTTTGTATGGCATATTTATCCACTTTTCAGCTGCTTTAATCCTTGTAAGATTATCTTGCTGAGATTCTATATCATCAATTCCTGCCGAAATATTAGACCAATTTAAAAATCTTTGGATTAATCCTCCAGAACTATTATCCTTTTCCTCTTCTATTGTTTGTCTGTCTTGTTGTTCTATCATGCGATTAACCAATTTTTAGCTTTCCTTTTAGGTTTAAACCATCTTCTTTTTTCTTTATCTCTTGCATATTTAGGAGGGAATGAGTGCAAAGTTGCATAATAAAGAGTTTCTATTGTGTCATCGTGCGCCATTCTCGGCCCGAAAGTAAGAATTTCATTGGTTAAATCAAACATATTTTCTTTAATATGTATTAATCCCATAGAAAAACGACCACTTAATCCACTATATATTCTATTTCTTTTTTGTTGCCCACCAGGCTTTTGAGGAATAACTGATATTCCAAATTTATTTAAACGCTTTCTTTCTTCGTTTAATGCTTGAAATATAGACCTATTCATAGCTACGTCTTCTACTGTGCTTGATAAACAATGGTAGTGTTCGTGTAAATCCATTATATAATCAACTACTCCTTTTTTACCAATAATCTTACCATCAGCTAAAGACTTAGAACCAATTGTAGGAATAGACTTATGTCTCTCATAGTGCAAAACATATATATTAGTTTCCATATCTACAGCTACTATCATTATTACTGAATAATCAGCTTCTTTAGTATCAATGTCTGTAGCAGGGTCACAACCAAGAAAAGTGTTAACTGGGATTTTATCTCCATTGACATGGATATAACTAACGTCATTTTCAGTATCATATTCATAATGACCATCCCAGAATCTAAGGTCGCTGCGTTTCCAAACGGAGTCTTCTTCCGATTGGACTTCCATCATATACTCTTGATAAAATTTGGATGGAGTGCCTGAATCCTGATAAAACTTTTTCTTTTCTTCTAATTTTTTTAATGGAAACCAACTATCCCATAATGGAGATTCGTCAGGAAGAATAGCTTTATATGTAATTACTTTCCAAGAAAAGTCTTTTTTATTCTTTTTACTCCTTGCATGATTAGTGATAAGATTATTAATAAAGGAATCATAGTGAACGGGAGTACCATTAACACGCAACCTACCAGTATGAGGCTCAAGCGCGGGATAAACAACAGCCGTGACAAGATTTGCATTTTTAGCTCTGGCTTCTGATGTAATGGTATTTGCTTCATGTTCAAAGTCATCTAATATAATAAGGTCATATCTTTTATGCAACTTTGCCCCACCACGAATACCTGCTACATTACTTTTAGATATAAGCTTACATCCGTTTTTAAGTTCAACATCTTCTTCTGTCCATTTTTTGCCTTTTTGATTACCAAAGTAATATTTTATTTTATCATTAAACTCAAAATGATATTTAATATAATCCATGTTTCCTGTAGATAATTTCTGAGTAGCAGATACCCAAGCATAGAAATGCATATCATCTTTAGGTGTAAAACAAAAGTCTTTAATAATAGAGCATTTAGTTAGAACAGTCTTGCCATGTCCTCTAGGTAGAATAATAGCAAGTTGCTTACATTGTTTGT